TTTGCGTTTAAAAAGATAAAAGGCCAGCGTGCTTGCATGAAAGTACTCGATGTACAAGCACGCACGCCAGATGAAGCAGGTAAAACCGGGCAATCCTTTAGTAAGATGATGTCTTACGAATATTCACATGTAAGGGAGGTAGTAACATGAGCAAACAAGATAATGACATACTACCCAAGCTCGCACTTGGCATGGCGCTCTTCATAGCGATGAAGTTTGTGCCGAAAGTGCTTGCATGGTGGAGAAAGAGAAACAAGAAAGATTTGCTATGACAAATGCATTCCCATGGGACAACCCAGGTAAAGATGATCTTAAAGAATTGCAAGCTGCTCTTAAGAAAGCAGGTGAGGAAGTTACCTTGCAAGAATTACAAGAGATCCAGCGTAAAGTAATGCGAGAAACTGCTGGCTTACCAGACGATGAAGAAATTGAATATTCTTTAAATCGCCAGGAAGGGGTCTAAAAAGCGTTTAAATTTCCATAGTCGTACTTTTCTGTATCAATCGCAAAACGCACGATTTGATACCTCTACGGGCTTCTAATGGCATACTATGAGTCACAATGTAAGTCAGATGTAGTCAAAAGGGAGACTTTTTATCATTTAGACGCGTTTCAACGTGGGTCGAGAATCGACCAATGGATTTATCAAAGAGAAACTTGCTTGCCCGTTCCTCACCATTGCGGTTCTTAGCAACATTGCAAATAATTACATCCTTGGTTGGGTCAATAACCTCATCTCGATGCATGAGCATCACGCAGTCTGCATCCTGCTCGATACTTCCTGACTCACGCAGATCCGAAAGCATGGGATTTCTGTTCTGTGCTTCCAATGCACGGTTAAGCTGAGAAAGAGCAACCACGGGAATATCAAATTCCATTGCAATTGCTTTTAACTGACGAGAAATCTGGCTTATCTCCTGCACCCTGCTATCCACACCAGGCACGCTAAGTAATTGCAGGTAGTCGATTACGACTAGTCCAAGCTCACCCTCAATCCTTTGCTTGGAAACAAATGCCTGGATACTTTGCAGGGTTGCTTCATTGTCATCCTTGAATGTGATAGGCCATGACTGCATTGCTTTGACTTGTGCTTCCAGCTTTTGCTTGTGGTTAGCTTGGAGAAATCCCTTACTGACGGGTTTACGCACGCCACTCGTGCTTGAAAGCAATCTGCCTGCAATCTCATTGGCAGTCATTTCAAGACTAGCATAAGCTGCACGCAATCCACGCTTGGCGCATTCATGGGTAAACTGAATTGCAAGTGCAGACTTACCAACTCCAGGTCGAGCAGCAAGTACATACAGACTACCCTTCTTGAATCCACCTTGTAAAATGAGATCCAATCTGGATAAGCCTGTGGTGAGTGCTTGCGTACCTCCAGCATCCACTTCGAGAAAGTCTGCATGTGCCTGCTTACTTGCAGCTGAACATGCAACCACACCTTTGCGCTGAGAAAGGGAACGAGCGATTCGATTTACGAATCCTTGGGATATTTCTTCTGCTGACTTGTTTGCTTTCAGTTCATCATTGGCATGGAATAATGCATGCTCAACCGCTCGTGTGTTCCTATGCTCTATTAAATAATCAATGTACCGGGTAATACTTCCACCACCATACTTCTCTGAAATGAACATGACTTCATCCTGGAGTTCTGGATGCTTGATAATTACATCAACCTCATTGGCAGGTGATAACTGTAAGCACGTCTCGAAGATCGAGGATCGATCCATGCTACTAAAGTCATCCTTGGTAAGAGCTTCACCCGCTTGTGCGGTTGCCACGCCACTCGTATCGTGGAGCATGGCAGATAAAACTGCTTGTTCTGCTAAATCGTAATCAATGCTCACGGATGAATCGTTTCAATGTCGTCAAAATTTAAGCCATGAGTTGTTGACTTTGGAGATCTTACTCTGAGATGTGGAAATCTTTCCTTTAGCCATGTCTTGCACGCACCACGAAAACAAGCATCCCAATCAAGGTATCTCTTGCCACTCGCTTTTGCCCAATCTGTAAATGCTTCAAGCGCACCATCGTAATCGATGCCTGCATCTTCCGCTATGGATCGAGATGGGGAAAAATCTGCTGGTAATAAATGCTTCCCACGGGTCTTCGTTTTGACCTCAGAAATGTCAGGGGTACTATATATATTATTATTATACATATTCGTTAGAATATGTTGCGCGCACGCGAGGCGGGATGGAATACTGCCCCAAATCAGGTCAGTCAAAACTTGTCCCTTAGTTGTACCAGACTGCTCGCAGTAGGCATCTAACAGTTTGTGTGTTTCGTTGTTAATCTTGACCCTCAAATCTTGTTTTTCTGTACTCATTTTTTATGCTCCTAAGATTGCTAAAATCCATGCAAAAATCATCCATAACCAGGTGATAATTGCTGCTATAAATATTGCTGTAATTATTATCTTTTTCATTATTTTATTAATTGCTTGCATTGTATTCCGTTGTGCTTGTTTGTAGTTTACTTGAACGCAAAACTGATGTTTTAGCGTATTTTTTTATTGTTTCTATTTTAATTAAGTATGCCTTTTTGGGGTGCATATCTCCCTTGCCAACGAATTGTCTGAGAGGTGGATTCGTTTCTATAATTAAATCTTTCAATGCTTCTGGCGTGATAAATATAAACTCTGTCTTCGTATCAAAGATCCACCAATCTGCGGTGGTTGCCATCAAGCCGGAACGCTTGCCATACATCTCCACTTCCACCACGAGGTTACCAGAATAATGAGCCTTCCAATCCTGCTTTACCTCATATCCCTGCTTAGTATTGGCTAAGAAGAAATCAAAGCCTGAGAACTTGCCTGGTATGGGTATGGGCTTATGCCCTTTGGATTGGAAGAACTCGATTAATTCTGCCTCACGCAACTTGCCGACACTAAGACTCGTGTCGAACTCGGTCATTGATTGTTGGTGTGTCAGGCTTTGGGATTATACTATCTCCACGGACAGCAATTCTGTCCATTTCTTTACCCTTCAACCAATTATTCCAACAAAATATGCCAGCTTTTAAAATATATCTAGTCTCTGGTTGTGCGTTATGTGTGACATGCTTAATAAACGCATTCCTTAATACTAAACCTGGACTTCCTTTTGTTAGGTTCTCTCCATAGAAGACTTGGTTCATAAACTTGTCTGCCAATGTGGTTGACTCGTCATCCTCAACCCTACCCTCTGCCCTTCTAAGCAAGTAGTTTAAAGATGCAGTTGCAGTTGTTTTAATCTTAAGAAGTTTATACCACTTTTGTGCCTGCTTAACTGAGGTATCAAGATTGGGATAGTTAAGAAGTAATTCCTCACATTCATGGTTCTCTATTCTTGCAGACCGACCACCACCAGCAGCAGTAATCTCTCCTGTATTATCAATCTTAACCATGACTGCTAAAGTAGCTGCCATATTTGTTGTCCGCTTTAGTCCATTAATACTAAACACATCTGCCACATTTCTTCTTTTACCAGAATCAATTGTATTAAATGCTTCATTGTTATCTAGGATAACACATATTACACTCAATGGTACATCTGCTTTTATACATGCATGCAATCGATGTTGTCCATCAATCAACATGCCACCACCAAATGTTATTGTCTCACCATTAACTTTCCAGCGACCTGCTTTCATCTGCTTTGCATATCTTAATATGGTTTGCTGGGATAACTTTCTATTTTTTATTTGTCCTTCAAGAATTTCTTTTGCTTCCTTTGGGGTTATTGTTCGTATATCCACAAACGTGCCTAGTCCTCTATTGTATAAGTATTCTGACTCAGATATCTCTGAGCTTATTTGTTGTTTTGCTGTATTTATCATAGTATTTTTGAGTTAGTTAGTTTTTGAAGTCCATGACTTCTCGTTTAATAATTTAATTAGGTCTTCAAGTTTGCATGTGAACATGCTCTCCGTGTTATTCTTCCGATGAATCACGCATGGTGGTTTATCACCTGCATCTCGTATGCTCTGCGTCATTGCAGAATATAAATTCAATGCCTGCACATGCTTGGCCTCGATATGAAATGGGAAGTCACTCACCACATCCGGGGAATCCGATCCACCAGAGAACTGTTGTCCTCTGCGTGAACCAGGAAACCCATTCTCGGATAAGTAGCGTGCTAATTCTCGCTCGTATCTTGCACCTTTGGATCGACTATTGATCTTGCCCATCGCAACAGTCTTCCTTGGCGTACAAGTTTACATGCGGATCTTTCTGATGATCTAAGTCCATACCCTGCAAGGTAGCAACTAATTGCTTAATTGCTGCATGCAGTACCACAACCGCGCCATCAAAATTATGCTGTTCAATGTGTTGCTCTGCATAATTTAGAACTTTATCCATCTCTTTTAATTTTAATCTATCAACCATTCTGATGTGTCCCTTCCTTCAGTTCTTAACCACTTGTTAATTTCTTTCTTATCCCAAGCTAACCCAACTCCACCACGCCCATTGATTCCGCTGACTTCATATTTAGTGAATCCTTCATCATCATGGAATTGATCCAGGGATGTCTGTGACTTATACCCCATCATTTGTAGAGCTTTCTTACTTGAAACAAGTTTTACCACACTTCCTTTATTGCGTGCCATTTATGCTGCCTTTCCATGCTCCCATCTTAGAGCGTTACTAAATTCATACATGCTAATAGTCTGCCGATTTCTAACCTTTAAGGTTTCTAATCCATGCTTTTTTATTAACTTGTAAATGTAGCTCCTACTGACCCCAAACTTTTCACTAGCTTTGGTAATGCTAAGTCTGTTCTCGGTAAATGGAGTGCCAAGGTTTAGAGTGGTTATATCATCCGTGTAACCAGGCCATACATCATTCTTTAAGCACTCACCATATTCCTTAATGGCATCAATCACATTGGGAACTTCACGCTCAATGTCATTGTTGTCCAAGGTGTAGCATGCAGTAATGTAAGGCTCAGTTTTCTCAACCACCAAGAATATAAACTTCTTAGGCTTCTCACCCATTTGCCTAAGTGCAGTCATGTACCACGCAGCCTGGAATACATACCCAAATTGCCTGACACTTTTGGTAAATCCACGCACACTTGCATCTTGTGTAGTTTTCAGATCCATGACTACCCCATTGCTGGTATTGTACAAGTCTGGCCTGACCTTACATGCCACACCCTCAAAATCAAAGAACCCGGTATGTTCAATCTTACTATCCTCATGGTATAGTAATTCCTTGAGCAATGGATGATCGCTTACGCTGGCAATCACTTCCAGGTTATTCTCATAATCAGAATGTGGTACATATGTAACACAAGGATTATCAGCTTCCATTACCGCAAAGGCTTCCTTATATGCATTTGTGCGTGGTGAGTTGCCATCAATCTCTAGTGGCTTGCACTTGAACTCTTCATCTAGTTTTTGAGGTTCAAGCGCACCACTATGAATCATACTGCCATTCACCAAAGCAGGTGTGCTGGGTGTTGGTTTGTCCATCATGTGCTTCACCTTCATTGGGCATGAAGTGCGCATGCTATATGCTACACTCCTGCCCAACGCTGGATCGGCATGGTACGCTTCGTTACTTATACCACTCCTAAGCATCAGAACGGTTCTCCATCATCATCTGCTTCAGCAGCAGGTGGTTCAAATTCTGCAAATGGATCTGCACCATCAAATAATGCCGGAAGATTTATAACTTTTAATTCAGCTTTGCAGATTGCTTTAATATCCTCATCCATCTTTTTGATTGGTTTCGGATTCATGCTGTATGTAGTCTCAAGTCCTTCACCATTCCGCACAACTGTGATGTCATACTTCCTGCAATCACCCCAATCCTCATCATTAGCAAGTTGCAATAACTCTGCTTGTAGTTTTGTCTGCGTTAACTCAAGGATTTGCACTTTCTGCTCATCGTAATTATAAACGACAAATGCATAAAAGTTACGTGGTTTATCCTCAAACTTGATGGGTGCAGACTCACCTTCTGGCCATCTGATTGGCTTGCGCTTTCCGTCCGCATCGGTTGTCCACCCTATCGTTCCATGAATAAAGCCTGGCGTTGGCTTATCATCGCTTGATCCAATTATGCGAAATGTATTTTTGCCTTGTGCAAATCGCATGTAGTTTCCACTTCCACCACCACCTTCAGATGGTGCTTTTATATTACTAGGTAAGAATGCCATAATATATTTATTTTGTTTTTGTTGTATTTTATTGTTGCCTCATGTAGCCACTCGTGTCTTTAAGTGACACATGAGTAAAGAAAATCTATCGAAACCCATATCGCTAAGATTAAGCCCTAATGTACGAAAGACTGTTAAGTGCCTTGCGGACGAAACGGGTCTTCTCCAGGCTCAGATTTACGACCTGCTTCTGAGGTCTGCGTGCCGAGCCATTGAGGAGGAAAATCGCAATCTGAACTTACCTCTGAAGTTTCAAGTGGTAAAGAAGTAAGCAACTCCTTTAAGTCGCTCACTCTTACTATATTTGGACGGTCTGAGAATATCTCTACCGTGCCGTCTCCCATTGCTTTAATTTCTATCCCGTTGATTACTGATGTAATTATTGTAGTCATTTGTAGTTGGTAATTTTAATGTTTTTTACGGGCAAGTAATAAATTTGTTGATTAAGCAGTCGCTTTAAGAGTGGGCAGACCAGAGTAAATCATGTCTGTAATCTTGGTATCCGCATGTCCAAGCGCTTTACTCGCTGGATAAATACCATTACTTCGCATCAATCGATGCCCACAATATTTTCTAAGAAGATGAACTGCTCGCCTCTCCTTTATCCCACACTCGTTCTTTAAGAACTGTGGGAATATTTCACGCATCTCCTTACTTGATGCCTTTACTATACTCCCAAAGTCACGCATCTCCATGAGCTTGTCCCAATAATATGGGTCGCATGGTCTGTCCTGGTACTCACCACCGCTCTTGGGTGCGTGGATTCGTATGAGTTTATTGCCATCAAGATCCTCATACATGTCATCCCACTTGGCACGCCTCATCTCTGAGTTGCGCAAGCCAAGACCATAGCATAATAAATAACCAAGGTAAAAATGTGTGCGGTTGTCTTTTTCCGCTTCGCACTTGGCGATAACATTCTCGATAATGCGATCCGGGATGAACTGCTTAGTGGGCTTTGCACGGACAACTAAGGTTGTCCATGTTGCAAAATACGAAGTCTCAATCCCCTGCTCTTCGTAAAACTCAACCATGCCTTTACTAAATAAACTCTTTGCAACCTTTACACGCTGAAAACTCTCAGGCATGGTGCGGATCAAATGCTTGCCAAGCGGAAGACCTGTCTTCGGATGGCGACCACCAAGGTAGCGTGTGTCCATATCCTCGGTCATGCCGAGGTGCTTCAAGCAATAACGAAAACATGCAATACTATTTCTCTTGGTTTCCCAAGATGGAACTTTAAATGCTGTAGACTCACACATCTTATATGTGTAAATCAAATCAGAGATGAGAATAGTACGTAATTTTGGTGGAGTATAATTAATCGTGATATCAGTCATATATTTAGGGGTATTAATACGAGCGAAATTCGTGATTAATTCATCTACTCTATTGTGTAAAGTATTTTCAACCGTGTCGTTATTGTTCATTATTTAGATTTTGATTTTTATTTTATTAGGTTCTTAGTGTGCATTTTTTAGAGGGAATTGCTCGCCCCTCAATTATGCTAGGTCTTTATCTATTCGATACGACAAACAATTAAAACAAAAAATGCCCATGTCAAGCATCTTTGTAACTTTTTTAGTCAACTCTTGTTGAAGCGCCAAAAAAAAGAAGCCATTCCTAAGAATGACTTCCCAACTCTAGGGATTACTACGGCCCTAAAAATTATTAAATTAGTCGGATTGTTTTATTTTGTCAATCTTGCAGTAAACCTGCTTGTAATAAATAACCTCTTATCGCGGTATCTGTTGCCTTTGTAGCTTTAGGTCTAGATTGAAGCAAACTTCGCATTAGTTTGGTATTAAGTGCTGCTTCAGTAAGCACGCCTTGTAGTTTAAGTGCAGGCACTTCAGTCACCACTTTTCTTCCCATTTTTGCACCAAGTGCAGACATAA